AATACTTCTATTATGTCTCATCAATGGAGTTGGGGTGCATGGGGTAAGGAACATGAACTTATGGCTCAATCAAAAGAATTTGAACTAACTTCACAAAGGATGATGAACCATTACAAAAAGTGTACTGGTATGTCTGAAAAGAAAATCAGGGAGTATTTGTTACCTGCGACTGATGTTTGGTTGTCTGCAAAGGAATCAAAGAAACTTGGTATTTGTGATAAGATTAAGGAGTTCAAATGAGTATAGATGTTAATACTACCATAGAAGAACTTGTTAGAGATAAGAAGATTTCATACATGGAAGCTATTATTATGTATGCTGATAATGTAGATGGTGAGATTGAAATGGTCGCAAAACTTCTAAATAGGTCTATCAAAGATAAACTTGAGGCAGAAGCTAACGACTTGAATATGATGAAGAAACAAGTTACAAAATTACCTTTGTGATGAATGTGATGATGTAAGAACAATGCCACGTTTAGGAGCAGTTCTTACATTCATAATGATACTACGAAATATAACGAAATAAGGAGTAATACATATGTCTAGTTTTAAAGATTTAAAGAATAACCGAATGAACAATTTGCAGTCATTAACAAAGCAAGTTGAGAAACTTGCAGAGAAACCATCTTATGAAGATGAACGCATTTGGAAGTGTGAAAGAGATAAAACTGGTAACGGTTATGCCGTTGTTCGTTTTCTCCCAGCACCTACAAATGAAGATGTGCCATGGGTTCGTTTATGGTCACATGGTTTCAAAGGGCCAGGTGGATGGTACATTGAGAATTCATTGACCACACCGCGATCTGATGCTCCTAGTGGAACTGATGACCCTGTATCAAAGGCAAATACTACTTTGTGGAATTCTGGTATTGAGTCTGATAAGAATATTGCGAGAGATCGAAAGCGTAAGCTAAGTTACTACTCCAATATCCTTATCCTTGAAGATTCAACAAATGCTCAGAATGAAGGTAAAGTATTTTTGTTTCGATATGGTAAGAAGATTTTCGAGAAAATCGAAAGTGTTATGAACCCAGAGTTTAAAGATGAAGAACCAATGAACCCGTTTGATTTCTGGTCTGGTGCTAACTTTAAACTCAAAATCCGTCAGGTGGAAGGTTATGCAAATTATGATAAGTCAGAGTTTGCTTCTCCATCTCCATTGTTTGACGGTGACGATGCTAAGCTAGAGGATGTTTGGAAACAACAGCATTCACTTCAAGGTATTCTTGCTCCAGAGAACTTTAAGAGTTATCAAGAGTTGGAAGCACGTTTCAATACGGTTACTGCTTCGGGAACGGGTAGTGATTACAATGAAACTATTGAGGAGAGTTCTGCTGATCCAGTTGCAAATGATGCAGCCGAATCAACATCTGAGGATACTTTAGAGTATTTTAAGAAACTAGCTGAGCAGTAGTAAATAGATATAGGGGGAGTATCGTTTGTTATATTGGTGATTCGCCAGTATTATGCTGGTATCAAAGACTCGCGACTAGATACCTTGTGAAACCGTTTCGGTGATACTCCCCCTTTATTTTATTCCTAGTTCTTTTTCTGTTAAAACTATAAATTCCCAATCCCTCTTTTCTGCATACTTCTTAGCAGCTTTCCACTTACATTGATTTCTTACATAGGCTTTCAGTGCATTTCTATACTTATTGGTGTTTCTCTTAGGTTTCTTTGGGGGTAAACATTGGTTATGAGGTTTAATCTCAATAATATACTTCTTTACCTCACCAGTTTTTGATACCACTTTCACATAGAAATCCACAAAATACCGTCTAGTTTTCTTTTCTATTGGATTATAGTAGGGAATAACTATATTCTCTGAGCCCCACTCCAATACACTTGGACGAGCATCTAAATACTTCATGTATCTCAGCTCCCAACTGGAGCGATAGTGACATTCATTGAGATCACCTACATATTTCTCCTTGTTTTTGACCTTATATTTTCCAACTCTAGGGAAATTTCTCATATATCTCTTATAAATACAGTATAGACTAATATTTATAACGGGAGTAAGAGATGGCAAAGGGAATAGGACAGTTTAAAGCACAAACACTGGCTAATTTTGCAAGTCCTAATTTGTTTCGTGTTGAGATTACTAGTAACAATCCACTTGGAACAAATTCTTCAATTCGAGAAAGATTATCACTTGTCTGTCATAATGCACAAATTCCTGGCCTAACAATGGTTGCAACAGATAAAGATTTAACTTACAGGTCAAATGTCAGACAGAAAACTTATGATGATATAACATTAGCTTTCCATTGTAACGATGATATGCTAGAACTTAAATATTTTCAAGATTGGATGGAAAATATGGTTGACCCGTCAACAAACCGTGTTGGGTTTTATAATAATTATATCGGAACTATTACATTACACAAATTAAGCAGGCAATTGAACAAAAATAATACAACTGATGAAAATGCAACAACATTAGTAACAGTAATAAATGAAGCTTATCCAAAAAGAATTGAACCTTTATCATTAGATTATTCTGGTACTGGTGTAATGTCATTAAGTGTAAATTTTTCTTATAGAAACTATTATCAAAAATGGGTATCATTAAAGGCAGCAGAATCACCAGAAATTAGGGGTGAACCAATTGCAGCTCGTTCTGTTGATACTGAAGCAAACAAAAGAAATCCAATGACTGAAATTTTAGACAAAACACAAAATTTTAAATTTAGGGGTGACACAGCTGGTAGTAATGATGAATTTGAAAGTAGTGAATAAATAATTAATAACAATATCATTTTATATTAAGGAGTTAATGAAATGGGATTACCAAAAATTGCAGTACCAGAGTATAGTTTAATTTTACCATCAACAAGTGAAGAAATAAAATACAGACCTTTCTTGGTTAAGGAAGAAAAGATTCTCCTTATAGCTATGGAGAGTGAAGATGAAAAACAGATAGCAGATGCTACAAAGACAGTTATTAAAAATTGTATTTTTGGTGATGTTGATGTTGAAACACTACCTATCTTTGATATTGAGTATATCTTTCTATGGTTGAGAGGTAGATCAAAAGGTGAAGAGATAGAGTTAAAATATAATTGTCCTACCTGTAAAGGTGAGATACCAGTATTTTTTAACATTGAAGATGTAAATGTTCATAAGAATGATGGTCACACAAACAAGATACAAATAACAGATGAACTTGGTATATGTTTAAAATATCCTGATATGAAACTACAGGAAAAGATAAACAGTATTGATAGTGAACAAGAAATTGAAGTAATATTTAAAACTATTTTACTATCTATTGATTATCTCTATGATAATGAAAAAACATATCCAGCTAAAGATCATACTGCAGCTGAGATGGAAGAGTTTTTAGAATCTTTATCTGATGACCAGTTTCAAAAGATTTCTAAGTTTTTTGAAACAATGCCAAAACTAAAACATGAAGTAAAATTAGAATGTAAGAATAAAGTAAAGGGTGAAGGTAAGAAAAAGGATAAGGAATGTGGATATAAAGAGGATATGACCTTGGAGGGTCTACAATCTTTTTTCGCATAATCCTCTGTGATAATTCATTATCTAATATGCTTAATACTAATTTCTCAATGATGCAACATCATAAGTATTCTCTTTCCGATATAGAGAATATGATACCTTGGGAAAAAGATATTTATGTAGCATTATTAGTTAAGTTCATTGCAGAGGAAAATGAACGTATTAAAAGACAACAAAACCAATAAAGGGATAGAGTATGTTGCAGTTATCAGAAAAAACATTTTCATCTTTAACCAAATCTATAGATGGTATTTCGTCAGGCGTCACCGGATTGTTGAAAGGACAGACGTTCTTAATGAAGAAAAGTGCAACAGATATATGGGAAATGGAACCTAAAAAACTCCATATCACTATAAATGATCCTATAACTGTTAATGCTCCTAAGTTGATAACTGATGGTAAAGGCAAAGATGAAGGAAAACCAAATAAATCATTTATAAGTGATATCAAAGATGCACTCGGTATGAAACCAAAATCAGCTGAGGCAATGAGGGTAAAGGCAGAAGAAAAACAGAAAAAGGCTGATGCAAGAGCAAAAAAACGACATGATGCAATGGCTGGTTGGTTTAAAGATATGGGAAAATCTTTAAAGAAAGGTTTGACTGATAACCCAATAGTTAATTTTATCAAAGACCATTGGGGTAAAATTATGATTGGTGCAATGATGTTGTTCTTAAAACCAGAACAATGGAAAAATATATGGGAAGGAATTAAAGCTGTTGCGAATTGGGCAATGACTGACGGGGTTAAATTATTAAAAGGTATATTGGATGTATTAAAAGTATGGGTTCCTAAGATTGCAGGATGGATTGGTGATTTAATTGATAATATTTTTGGTAAGAGGGATAAAGATGCAGACGGTAACGAGATTGGTAATAGAAAGGGTGGTCTTTTTGGTGAAGGTGAAACTGGGCCCTTAGGAATCATAAAAGGTGTTTTATCAGGACTAGCACTTCTTTCAGGAGCCTTACTATTATTCGGCCCAGCTGGTGCCGCAGGTTTAGCAATTACTGCAATGATAGGTTCGGTTAAATTTCTTAGCAAAACTGTTGGTAATACAGCGGGTGCATTATTAGATAAACAAAATGCAGATAGAGCGAGAAATGTAAATAAAAAAACCGACCACGGCAAAGATGTAAGAAATAAAAGAACACAAAAGATAAAAGAAACAAGAGCAGCAAATAAAGCAAAGTTTGGAGATGCAAGAGGCAAACAAGGTTTAGGTAGTAAATTAGGAAAAGCATCAAAAGTTATTGGAAGTAAAATTGGTAGTATGATGCCGTCAAGAGCACCAACTGTTCCAACCCCGACACCTGCTGGCGGTGGGGGAGCGGGTGGACTTGCATCTAAGGCTGGTAAGTGGGCATCCAAATTTCCAAAACTTGCAAAGGGAATGAAAGTCTTATCCAAAGTACCTCATGTTGGTAAAGTTATAGCTGTAGGTACAGTTGCAACCATGTTAGCAAGGGGTGCTTCTGGAAAAGAAATTGCACCAGTATTAGGAGGTATATTAGGTGGTGTTGGTGGTGCTGTACTTGGTGGAATTGGTGGAGCACTGATCGGTGGGCCGTTTGCACCTGT